AAATTTGCAATTCAACAAAAATGTCTCGCAAATCGATCGTTTGACCACCAGAATTAATTAACTCTAGACTCTTTATCTCATAGTCTTTTGAGTTATTTACACCATTATCTGCCATCAGCCATTAAACTCCTAAATTCATCTTCAACTTGTTGAACATATACACTTTCTAAGATTTTGATTGATCGTTTTGCATCATTTATGTTTAATTCATTTGTATAATTAGAAATTGCTTTATGTATAGTAGTAATTTTTAAAGTATATTCAGGAAAAACTACAGTTTCTATACTTATAGGTAAAGATGTATCTGCTGTACCAGGAAGCGTGTTAGGTATTATTGAATTATCCGAATAATCTACATCAAATTCACCAATACTGTATGTTTGAGTTGATTTATCTATCAATAATTGCCCATAAAATGTTTCTTTTGTTACCTCTTTTTCATAATGATGAATCGTTGTAAGTGCTTCATTGATTGTTTGATTGTATTTTTGTTGAATGAATGTTTCAAGCGCATCATTTTTTAATGGAAAATCGTAGTAAGGATTAATAATTTGATTAAACAAAAGGATGATCCAACTTCGATTTGCATCACCATAAATCTTATATGCAATAATCTCTGGAGTATCGGTTTCTTTTACCTCGTATTCATATGCAATGCTAGTATTATTTGCAATTTCCTTTAAAAATGTAGATCTTGCAAGAATATTTGTTACAAGTTGATTGTTTAAAGTATTCTTATCGAATGTATAAATTGTTCCAGGAAAACTTTCGAAGTATTTCATTAGTAACCTTGTTGTATAAGTTCTTTGTGCAAAATTTCGACTTCTTTAAATCGAAGCTGCATTGAAATTTCAACTGGCATACCATCAAAAAATGCAGTCCATTGTCCTGCGCTGCCGTAATTTACATCAATGCCTTCTAACACACATGTTGAGATAAGAGGAAGATTTGGATTTATTTTATTGCCAACCATAAACTGGATATCAAATTCTGATGGTGGTATAAAATAGCGACCTTTTCCTAATGTTGGAATTTCAGGTGCAGCAAAAAATCTAAAGGTTTGAATAATTTTAATAATATCTTTCGACTCTTGTGGATTTCTTGGCACAAACTTGAAGTCGAAAAGAAATTCTCTATTTGCAATGTTTTCAAATAGTAATTCAACCTGTGGGTTTTTTGCAACTCCAGCAGAAAATAAAAGTGCTTTTTCAATATTTCCACCAAATGCTCCAGTTGCTCCTGCAACTTTCGCACCAACCTCTGCTATAGCACCTGAACCTGGTGTTTGACCGAAATTAATGCTATCTGACTTTGCTGCAGCAAACGCACTTTCAATTACAGATCCACCTGCTTGCGCTATCAATCCAGCATCTCCAAAAGCCTCTGTCATAGAAACTGCATCATAGTTCGCTACTTGAGTTTGAGTTACAGTATCGGGCATATAGAGAGTAATTGAACCTGCAGCTCTTCGAGTTTTTCTCGTTAGATCAATTGCACTAATTATTGCACCAGCTAATGCACCCTTCCCAACACCAGCTACTGCACCACCCGCAGCATTGATCCCAACTTTAGCAACATCACCAATATCACCTTTCGAGATATCATCAACCGCCTTCCCTATTGCAGCTATACCACCAAGTGTACCTAATCCCGCTGTAATTCCTAAAGCAGAACCAACACCAAATGGATCTGTATTACTTCCAAGTTGCGCACCACCCGCTCGATTTACATCTGCCGCACTTGGACCTGTCGTTTTTGTTACAGTATAACTAGATTTATTCTGAACAGTAGGAGTAAATTTTATAGAATGTAATAGCCTTGGATTATTACCAACGCCTGGAGGAAATCTTAAATCTTTAAAATCAAAATTAGTTCCTTCGAAGAGCTTATTTGGACCTCTTGCAATTTTTAAATCAATAATTGACATTATATTGTTCTCTACTAAATAAATGCATGGCTTACTCTGGTAAATTTAGTCCTAAGAATACTAACAAATATTTAGGTGATCCTACAAACATCTGGTATAGATCTCTGTGGGAACGCCGAGTTATGACACACTTGGATATAAATTCAAATGTAATTGAATGGTCTAATGAGGAGATTATAATACCTTATTTATCTCCAATAGACAATCGTTGGCATCGATATTTTCCTGACTTTTTTGCAAGAGTTCGGAACAAACAAGGGATTCTAGAGGCGATGATTCTCGAAGTTAAGCCAAAAAGTCAGGCTGAACCCCCAGAGAAAAGAAGCAAAATAACTCGAAAATACATCAATGAGGTTATGACTTGGGGTGTAAATGAAGCAAAATGGAAGGCTGCTGTAGAATACTGTAAAGATCGAAATTGGCAGTTTAAGGTTGTTACTGAAAAAGATATAGGTATCTAATGCCATCATTATTTGATAAATTGAATAAAGAGATGACAGCCGCAGGCATTAAACCTCGCACCGAGGCAGCTCGTGGATTTATTGGAGCACAGCTCTCAAAACTCAAGATTCCGTCTAATCGATCTAATCTTCTAAATGATGCAAAACGAATTTCGTCGCAAGCCTTTGTAGGAAGAATGTACCTGTATCATTATGACCCTAAACTTAAAGACATTCTTCCGATGTGGGACAAATTTCCACTGGTTCTTCCTATGGAAACATATAGTGATGGGTTCCTAGGATTAAATCTACATTACTTAGACCCGTCAAGTCGTTTAGTTCTTTTAGATCGTTTACATGACTTTATAAGTAATGATAAATATGATGATACGACAAAGTTTAGATTGTCATATGATTTACTCTCTAAATCTAGAAGATATCGATTAATTGAACCTTGCATAAAGCGTTATTTGTTTTCTCATATCATGTCTCCATTAATTTATATCGAGCCAGATAATTGGGAAACAGCAATATTTCTTCCTTTTGAAAAGATGGTGTATAGATCTTAATGGCATTTAATATAAATCAATTTAGAGATCATTTTGCAAAACATGATGATTTCGCAAAAACTTCGAAATTCGATGTTAGAATTACTGCACCAACCAGATTAGGTTTAGATGCCACTGACCTTCGCTTTCAATGCGAAACAACAGAACTCCCAGGATATACTGTAAATACCGTCGACGGTCGCTACTATGGTGTTGCTGCACCAGTTGCCTCTTTTCCTACATTTGGAGATCTAACATTAACATTTATTTGCTCTGGTGATTTCTGGGAGAAAAAATTATTTGATAAATGGCTAAATCTTGTTATTCCATTTAATACAAGTTATAATCCAAATTATAGAATTGCATATCTAGCTCCATCGCTTGAAATCAATCAATTTGCAGAGGCTACAACCCAAGGAGTTGAGGGAGAAGATGATCGCCCAATAATCATGTACAAAGTGCAATTCTACAATATATTTCCTACATCAATTGCACCAATGAATTTAAATTGGGCAGATGATGGAATTCATCGTCTCGCTGTAACATTTAGATATGAGTACTGGTTAACTGGTGATCTAGAGAGAGCAGTATATAAAGATGGTAGAACCCCATCGAATCCAAGTCAACCTGCCTCTGGTTCTCAACCACCTGTCACCGATCAACGACCATCATCAAGACCGCAAACAACACAACCACCCTTTCAAGGTGGTGGAGGAGGAGGATTTGCTGGTGGTGGTGCAAGTGGTAGTTATTAATTTTTAAACTGTGGAGTAAATTATGCCTTTGCCAAAAATTGAACATCCTATACATGAAGTGTATTTAAAATCGCTTGATAAGAATATTCGTTTTCGACCATTTCTTGTTAAAGAAGAAAAACTTCTTTTGATTGCAAAAGAAGCAGACAATTTAAATGAAATCACATCAACTATCAAACAAATCATTACAAATTGTTGTATAGATGAAATAGATGTCGACAATCTTCCAACATTTGATGTTGAGATGTTCTTTTTACATCTGCGAATTAACTCAGTCGGCGAAACAGCCCAGATGATCCATACATGTAACAATGTTGTAGAGGATAAAGAATGTGGTCATGCTACAGAATTTGATCTTCTATTAAAAAATATCAAGTATCAAGATATAGAAAATCATTCTAGTATTATCAAATTAACAGAAAATGTGGGAGTTAAGTTTAATTATCCATCGATATCGATTCCACAAGCAGCATTAGATGATAAATTTGATGATGGTGGATATGAGATAATTGCAGAGTATCTTGATTATATCTATGATCAAGATCAAGTTTACAAAAAAAACTCTGTCACAAAAGAAGAATTAATGGCATTCTTTGATAATTTAACGCTTGATCAAGTGCAAAATATCAAGCAGTTTTTCTTAACCAGCCCTCGTGTAGTTCTAGAACAGGAACTGACATGCAGCAAATGTCAATTCGTGCATAATGTGCATGTGGAGGGTATTCTAAGTTTTTTCGATTAATTCTTGGTTATGAGAACTTGAAAAATTACTATACAACTAATTTTTCATTGATGCAACATCATAAGTATTCTTTAAGTGAGTTAGATAATCTGATACCTTGGGAAAAACAAATTTACATAACTATGCTACAAGAGATGGTAAAAGAGCAAAATGAAAAGATGAAGATGTTAGAAATGCAACGCAGAAGATAAAAATAAATGGAAATAGATCCAAAAAAATTACAAGAAACTTTAAAGAGAGAATTACCAAATGCACCAAAAGGTGTTTTGGATAGTATCATCAAAGAAGTTGCAAAGAATAAAAAATCCTCTAAAGGTTCACAGCGTTCAGCTGCATATGAAAAAGCGGCAGATGCTGCAGCCGCAGCTGCAAGAGAAGGAAAGGGGCTTATCGGAGGTGCCTTTGCATCAGCATCAGCAAGGTCTGAAATGGCAAAAGAATATGCCATTGCGATAAAAGGGACGACAGGTCGTCGACAAGCATTTTTTGAGGGTCTACTTGGAAAAGATTTAGGTGATTTGTTTAAAAATCTCGGTCTTGAAAAAATGGAATCTGCTGATCGAGTTAAAGAAGCTCGAGCAAAGTTCGATCTAGATAAAAAAAATGATAAAGACAAAATAAAAAGTGTCAAAAAAAGAGATGATATCTCAGGTTTTAAAAATTTAGTGCGTGATATTGTAGAGATTAAAAAAAATGTACGCGCCCTTGCAAAATTTACTCTTGTAAATAGAGGATTTAAATCAGAGATTGATCCAACAACTGGAAAAACCTTATATCGAGACGCTAAAGGAAAATTTGCTAAAAGTTCAGATGCAACCTTTGCGCAGTTTAAAGAAACTGGTGCAGTAAAACGAGGAAACACAGGTATCTCTAGAACAGATGCATTGAGCGCAGCAATTGCGGCAGATGAAGATCCAATGATTCGTTTAGCGGATACGGTAGAATCGATTCTAAAAAGTTTAGGTCAAGACAATAATAAATCAATTCATCAAAAACTTGATGATCTAATACGAAAAAATAATTCTGGCGATGATGGCTTTGATATAGATACACCAGATAGAAGAAGAAATCGCCCAAACCCAAAAACAAACAAAAAACCAGGTAAATTCAAAACTAACGCTCTCCGCGCATTAAGATATGCGAGAGCAGCAGCACCTGGTGCTACAGTGGCAGCTACAGCTATTGGAACCGTAGGATTAGTCGTAGGTGGTGCTGCTTACATGGCTTCAGGCAAAGCAGCAGATGAAGCAAAGAAACCTATGAAAGAGTTAGAGCGAATTTATGGTCTCAAAGTTCTTTACGATCCTAAAGGTGCAACTACTGGTTACATAGTAGATGGTAAGAAATATGGGCTCAATGATTTACCACAAGAATATAAAGATCTTATTGATGCTTATGGTCCAGGAGATAAGAGAAGTGCAACAGCTCGCGATGCTATTGCCAGAATTAACGCCAATCCTGAAAAATATAATGCATTGAAATTAAGCGTTAAGTCTGCAGCTGCAGTTGCAGCACCAGCCCCTAAACCGCCAGCTTCTCCTGTAAGTGCAGCCAATCGAGGTGCAATGCCTGGATCATCAACTGTTTCAACAGCAACTGCAGCTGCGAGATCAGGTCCTGTAACTGCTGCAACTGGCGGCGGTGGAACTGGCGGTGGCAGCGGCGGTAGCAGAGGGTCTATTGATGTATCTTCAACTGAAGCAGGTATAACTCAAAGTCTTGCAGAAACAGATAAGTCAGTGAGTAGTGATATAAAAAATATGACTGGATCACCTATCAATATTGCAATGCAAGAGGCTGGTCTGAATAATAAATTTGCTCAAATTGCCTTGCTCGCAAATATTAAAAAAGAATCTAATTTTAAACCAATTTCTGAAAATATGAATTACAAGAATACAGCTCTTGATAGAATTCGCAAAATTTTTGGAAAGCGTGCAGCAAGATACGATGATGCACAATTGACACAAATTAAATCTAGTCCAACATCGATGGGTGAGTTGATGTATGGTAAGGATACGTCAATTGGACAATCAATGGGCAATACTGAACCTGGAGATGGATTTAAGTATCGCGGTAGAGGATACATTCAATTAACTGGCAAAAATAATTACAGATTTTATGGAAAAAAGGTTGGTGAAGATCTTGTGAAAAATCCAGATTTAGCCAATGACCCTACAGTTGCAGCCAAAATCTCTGCGTCATATGTGATGACAGCTCTAAAGGGTAAGCAAGATTTTGCAGATCAAAAGACAGCAAATTATGCAGTTACAAAAGCAATTGGTGGTAATCTAGATTTAACAAAAGGTTATGGCGCAGAAATTCTTGCTAAAGTGAATGCATATTCTGGAGAGAGTGGTCTCGTTGCCTCTGCTGGTGCACCAGCTAGTGGAGGCGGTGGAGGTGGTGGTGGTGGTGGCGGTTCAACTACAGCAGCACCTCCTGCAGCAGCACCTTCCATGTTCGCTGCAGCACCTTCAGCAGCACCTCCTGCAGCAGCACCTTCGGTCGCTGCAACACCTTCAACAGCAGCACCTTCCATGGTCGCTGCAGCACCTTCAACAGCAGCACCTTCCATGGTCGCTGCAGCTCCTTCTAGTAGTGCGCAATTAACTCCTGTAGTAAGTACAACAGGAAATCAAGTTGCTCAAGGTTCTGCTCAACTGGCATCATCACAAATGACTGCACAAGCGGCACCACCAACAGCAGCACCAATGGTAGTCAATAATTCGAGTGGCGGCGGTAAACAAGCAACTCCACCACCAAACCAGCCAATGCAAAAAGCATCAACTAGATCAGATGAAAATGCATTTAATCGAGCAATATCAAGAGATTTTGCTCACCCAACATCATTTACTTCAGCGATTATTGCATAAAAAAAGGGGGACTATTTCTAGTCCCCCCAAACATCACTATGGAACGCACACCGTGCTTATAAGCGATGTTTAGTCTTTTGCCAGACGCTCAAAGAACGCCATATCGTCGTCATCGACGCTGACACTTTCAGCCGTCACTTTCTTGGCAGGAGCAGAACGAACAACAGGAGCATCAGCCTCCTCGTCATCAATCCGAGTAGCAGTTGCACCAGCAACGCCACCAGCACCAAGAACCTTGTTCAACTTTGCCTTCAGTTCGTCATAGGTCTTGAAGTTCTCAGGCTTCAAGAAATCCTTGAGCGAGTGAGCAGACTTCCAGACCTTTTCAATCTGAGCATCATCACCAGCGAACAATGGAGCAGCAGCCTCGAACTCAGACTTATCGTAGTTACGATAGCCTTCGACCTGACGAATCTTGACCTTGAAGTTCGCACCCTTCCAAAAGTCAAACGGATTCAGCGGCGTCTCATCAGCAAACTGAGGCTCAAGTTTTTCCTTGATCTTATCAAAGATCTTCTTACCAAACTTATAGAGGAAAACTTTTCCTTCATTCTCTGGACGCTTTGCATCAGAGACGACAAGCACATTTGCGATGTATGTCAACTTGCGCTTCTGCTTACGAGCGATTTCCTTGTTTGCTTCGATGCCAGAGTTCCAAAGAACAGTGTTGTACTCAGAAACTGGATCGTTCTTGCCCATAGTAGTGAGAGAGTTCTCAATGTACCAACCACCTGGACCTTGGAAACCATGGGACCAGATTTGTACCCAAGGCAAACCATCTTCACCGTCAACTGCTGGTGTATCGAGGAAGCGGATAACTGCGTATCCGTTGCCAGCAGCATCAACATCTGGTTGCCAAAAACGATCATCAACGTTCTTGCCACCAGTATTACCAGCAGAAGATTGCTCAACTGCCTTCTTCAACTTATCAAGGGACGAACCCTTCTTTAGATTTGATAAACTCATTTGTATTCTCCGTATAGCGTTGTATAAATTGTATTTTGCTTATCCACTTTCTTCATTACCATATTATTATATAGTATTCTGTTGAGCAAGTAAAGTTTCTTTTGTCAAAAGTTTATACTTGTCAACATTCACCGCAAGAAAAGCACCATACTTGCGCACCTTTCTTGACACTTTGGGATAGATGATATCATCAGAAATCTTCTTGTCCCAAATTCGAATAAAGTCAAAGATGTTA